TTACGCACAAACAAACATTGGGTATAGCTCCCACTTAGCGTTGGGATATTTATCAATATTATCAAGTACGACTTTGTGTACTTCTTCCATATTGCCAATATTAATATCAATATGGATAATTTTTCCACCTGTTAGTTCAACTTCTTCACAAATTAAATTAAAGTACATCCTCATGTTAGATTCCTCCTATCTCTTTATACAAAATAATTCGTACAAGTCAACTTTTAGTATATGAGATAAAGTAATAGCGTGACTAAGTAGAATATCATTAGTTTGATTGTTTTCAATTTTTGACAGGGTGGTTGCAGAAATACCACTTCTCTGAGATAGTTCCTTTAATGTTATATTTTGCTTATATCTATATTCGCCAACTTTATTCTTCATATCATAAGTATTCTCAAGAAAAATTTTGTTATACATAGAATAACTGAAATTTAATAAACATTGGTTTATACAATATGTGATATAATGAAGATTATGGCTAAATTACCTAAAATCACCACTAACAAGTTTGTTATGATATATTTCTCTAACAGCTTTCATTGATTCTACAATATATCCATTAGTCATATGATTATCAGCAAGTATTTTTTCATATTGCTCATAAGTTCGAAAAATATGTTCAAAAGCTTCTCTATTATAATCCTGCCCACCCGTAAGAGCAGAACAAAAATTAAGAAGCTCCCATCGAATATCAGATATCTCTTTTTGTACAAGATTGTCCTTAATGTCATCAATACCTTTAGATATTTTTTGGATTTCCTGATACTGCCAATTGTCATGTTTTTCAAGCGTTTTAATACGATTTTCAACAATTTCTTTATCTTCTTCGTTTCCTGTTTTAATGCGATATTTTTTTTTGAAATAACTGAATATTTCAATAATTTCCTTAGCTGCAAATAAGATGGCAAAGAACCCAAGAATGACTAATAAATAATCAATTTGTGCAAGTTTTTCTATAGCTCCCACTCATATGTACCATCCCTTCTTACTTCTTCAAAAAATTCTTGAACGCTTCATATAAACCTGTAGAAGCAAGACCAGAGACAAGACCGCCAAGTAATATCTCAGGTGTAAAAGCCATATTCATCCAAATATTTAAAACAACACCTAACACACCCATGATTGCAGGAATATACTTATTAACTGCATCTGTTGTAACAATATTTTTTAATACATAGCCGATACATAAACAAATACCAACAATAATCGGTACTGCAAAATTTGTTAAAAATGATAAATCTGTCATAATTTTAATCCTCCTTATACTATAACTTTATTTAATTGTCTTAATACATCACATCAATCATACTAATTCATGATTGCACCATTTTTTATAGACTTCTGTTGTTTCTTCTTTAAGAAATACAACTGCCAAAATAATGTTGTTTGTATCCGCATCAATACTCGTATACATATCTATTGGATATACGCCATTTTTGATATATAACAAATATTGCTTTGGATTAACTATTCTTACAACTTCATATATTGAATAATCTCTTGGTTTTAAATTTGTTTTAATCATTCCTTTTTATCCCTTATATAAATAGCGTAAAAAATAGGGATTACAACAGTGAATAGCGGTATGTTATAATCCCTTATTTAAAAATCACTATTCAACATTACTTTCAGCCTCATTTTCGACTTTTGTAACAATATCCTTTTTGACAGACTTAACTTCTGTCTTTTTATTTTCTTTCTTAATAACTTGTGCTTTTGCTTTCATAATAGAAGCAATAGAATTCTTATAGCTTTCGCCAAAATATTCTTTCCTGCTTAAATCCAATTTTTCTAATTTTGCTTTAGCTTCAATATCTGTCATACGTCCATCTTCAAATGAAGAAGTAATATTGTAAATGTCTTTGCAATTTTCACTACAATAAGCAAAATGCCATGTAGGTTTAAATCTGTCTTCTGGATTACAAACTGGGCAAAACGAATACTCTTTATGGCAAACGCAACACGTTCTTAAATCATTCTTGCTCATTCATTCATCTCCTTAATATAATAGAAGAGTGGAAAGCCACTCTTCTAAATATGTTTTGGTTGTATAAAGATTAGACTTCCTCTTCCTCATCTATAAAATAGATTTCAACCATATCCTGAGATGTAGAACAAGCATTTGTAAGGATTGCACCCTTATAATCCATTGTCTGTGAATCTCCACCCTGAAGGGCAAGGCTTACTTCTGGACTTGGCATAAATGATGAAATATGGATAATGCAACCACGATAGCTTCCAATTTCACATTTATCAACTGCAAGAGCCTTGAAGTATAACTCATGAGCCTTTGGATATTTATCACCAGAAATTGTAAGCTTAGCACCACTCTTAACATTCTTCTTAAACTTAACGAGGTACTGTGTTTCCTCTGGATCTGATGGTGGTGTAAGCTTATGATCTGTTTCTGTATCTACCTTAAATTCTGTTGCAGAAGCAGCAGAACCTTTTGTATAAGCCTTTCCAAGTGAACCATTTGCTGAAAGTGCATTTACAATAAATGAATCCTCAACAGCATCTGTAATATCAAGTGTTTCACCTGCTTTTACAATCTTAAAGATAGGCATAACAATTGTATTAGAATCTGAAGCAATCTCAGCGTCCTGAGCAGAAATAGCTTCAATTACAGAAAGATTCATAAATGCATTAGTGGCAGTAACCTCACCACTCTTACCTGAATACTTTCTATAAATTAAGTTACCATCTTTGTCTTTAATATCTGTTGAGTCGGCAGTGATATCAATAGTTGCATTTGTCAACTGTGTCAATGCATAAAGAGCTTTTGTCTTTGTAGCACCATAGCCGAACTGAAGACGGTCAATAATTACGTCACCAAGTTTAAATGCCATAATATAATTCCTCCTTATAATATAAAAATTTGTATTAAAAAAGAGCGATATAAATCGCTCAATCTTTCTAACTATTCATGTAATTTACGCATAAAATTAAATTGCTCTTTTGGAACTTTAGACATATCACACATACCTGAATACATTCCACTCATTAAAGCACAAGTAGATTCATATATCTGTAATCTCTGTACAGAATCCATAAATTCATATATTCCAACATCTCTAAGTTCCTGTAACTTGTATTTAAAACCTGGGTGATTTATACAAGCCGATATAAGTGGCAGAAGAGTAGAAGTATTTTTCTCATCTCTTTGTGCCATATTCATTTTATCTTCATCTATCATCCATTGTTTTGTTGTCTTTCCCCTTGCTTTTTCTATTTTTGGATGGATATTAAGCAAGGTTCTGATATATTCAGCTATTTCCATATATTCAGATTCTTTTAAAATAAAATCATTTTCAGAATCATATAAACACAATTGAGGTTTATCAGAATCTTTTTCTTGAAACTGCATTAACTGCATATATTCAATTCTATAATCTGGGAATAACAATCGAATAGCAGAATTATCAGTATCTGTCATACTTTTTAACATACCAAATACTTCAATATCTTTAACTTTGCACCAATCTATTCGTTGTGGTAAATCCCATAACATTACACGAATAGAAGTAGAATTATATAGAAAAGGCGAAAGACCAGAATAAAATTTTGATTCACCCATATTGAGAATATCACCTATTGTTGGCTGTACAATACGAATGCCTTTAACAAAGTAATCTTCTCTAAAATACATTTTAAGGGGATCAAATTTATATTCTTGTATATTTTCTTTTTTCTTTTGGGCTTCGGCTATAACAGCAGCTTGAAGTCCATCTAGCATATCAGTATTTTGCTGTGACATAATATCACCGCCTTAACTGATAGTTCATCATCTGGGATTGTCCACCATAAGGTGTCTGAACCTTACTGTTTAAGTCCGTAAGTTGGAATACAAGAGTACGAACAACGTAATTGTTATCCGTAGTAGATTCACGATTTGATATAATGTGCGTTTGCATCCCAAATATATTTGACCATGCAAATCGTTCTCTTATAATAGAAGCAATAAGATCGTGTCTTGGAATACCTGTTAATTTGTCCATCCTATCATTACCATGGACAAAAATAGTAAAAGTAACCAACGTTTCTTTTAATCCAGGTTGATATCTAACTGTGTCTTGAAAACTTACTTGATAACAAAGATAATTTCGTACTTTTGTCTGAGTGTCTGGAATAAATAAATACGGAAGTATATTTCCATCGCCTGCTGTATCTGAAAAATATCTATCCCATTCTCCAAGAGGGTCGTATTCCTTCTTTTCTTTATTCCATTCCCAATTGATATTACCATCATCATCAAAAAGTTCAGGCTCTAACGTTTTTTCATTGAGTGCATAAAGTAAACAAGGATTTGATAATAAAGCCTTTTCTATCTTTTTTTTATATAAAATATTTTCATCATCAGGAGTGTTGTTATATGCACGAAGTTTATTCAACAAATCATCCTTTGTAACTAATTTTTCTTCCATATAACACCTCCTATTCAGTTAATTCTAATGACAAAATTTCAGATTCAATCGGCAAGTTATCCTTAACAATTTCACACTTAACAGATAATATTTTGCCGATAGCAGAAGTATCATTAGGAAACTTTACTTTCTTTTGGTTGTACTCTGTACCAGCTCGCCATGTAACTTTATCAGTCCAATCTTCATCGTCAATAGAGCAAGTCCATGTAAAAGTTGCATCAGCATATTCAGTTGTAATATCTTCATTGGAATCGTTGAATAGATTTACTGTGAGATTTTTATAAGAGCCGCCAACTTTGATTGTTGAAGTGGATGCTGAAATTCTTGCTGTTATAGAAGATGGGGGAGTGGTTGGATTAGATGGATCTGTTGGGGCGATTTCTGAATCGAAATAGTTCGCATACATTTCGCCTGTTTCAAGATTAACATAATCGGTATGTTCGTTCCAAAATGCCGTATATATAGTAAGTTTTTGAATACCAAATGGCATTGAATTTTCAACTTTAGTCACTGTCCATACAGTAGGATGTTCTGTTAAAGCACTTACTACAACACGCATATTTTTAGAATCTTCAGAAGTGTACCAGAATTTTTCTGTGATAGAATTCATTGGCAACCATATCTTATCCTGATTATCTGTGTGTGTAAAATATCGGTCTGTGTAAGTACCTATAGTGTAGGAATTCTGCTGTCTTAAACAACACCACATACGTCTCTTGATGCGCTTATCATTAGATTTTTCAATCCATGTAAGTTCGTAATTTACTGGTAAAATGAGATACTTTGGAAACTGATTTGCAGGTTCATCACGACAGATAATCCACTTATGATAAATTCCTCTATCATCTGGAACGTCCACGAAAAGTCCTATCGGAAATGTCGATCCATAACGTTTCCTAAAATCAGTCTCATAATAATAAAGATCATCACCTTCATTGAATCTTACAGGCTGACTTGGACGAAACATAAGATAGTATTCCACTTGGTCTTTGTCCATTGACTGATAAGATTTGATAATAAACTTTGCATCTATTTTTGTCTTATTGGTATTTTCATAAGTCATACCTTCAGCAAGAGAACGTGTAATTCCATGTTCATCTGTGAAAAAATCATCATGAAAATGATCATAGATATAACAAGTCTTTGTAGCGATGTCGTTTTCAAATGTCTGTTCCATTGCCCAATCAGATTGTTCCTTATATATCTGACCAATAGTTTTAGCACCGTTGTTTTTGGCGTTTGCGACACGCCTAGCTGTTTGTAGACTCGGCATCACAACCCACCTCCTCAAACATCTGCTTAATATATCCGTGAGAATCTAAGATTGCCCTACGAAATTTTTTGTAACTAAAATGGTCGCTCTTAAAATTATCCATAGCACCTTGTAAGGTTGCCATAAGAGTTACCATAAGTCCGTTATCATTAAATAAGGTTTTTGTACCACCTAATTTAAACATAACATTCTCAAAGAAGACGAGAAACGTTTCATCATCTTCAAATATTTTCTCTTCAATTGTCTTGTCTTTATAGAGCAGTAGTTTGTGAATATCACCATGCATTGCACGAACTGCTTCATTGATTTGCTTGTCTGTGAAGTCACCATATATATATTGCATATTAGGACTCCGTTGACGAATATGGTTTAAAAGCAAAACCATAATCACGAATAAGTTTCTGCTGTTCAATCTTCATTTCTTTCAGCAATGCCTTATTCAGTAAAAAATCGTCCTTCAATTTTTTTTCTTCTTTTCCACCAAAAAATCTTACAGTATTTTCCAATGATTTAACTTTTGGTTCAAGCCATTTTATAGCCATACCTTTGCTAAACAGTTCAATAACAAATTCTTCATCAGAATACTCATCAACAGAAGTTGTTAATTCAAATTCAAGTTGCTGAATTTCGTCATCAAGTTTTAATGTGGAAAATAATCTACGAATAAATGGACTAGAGATAGCAGAGTGTAATCGCCCTGCTAATATTTCATACAAATCAGACTCTTCTAAAGACAATTCTTTGACATCATCAATTAATCCAAAGTATCTGTCAAATACTTTTTCGTAGGAGATATTCATACAACACCTCCAATATATTACTCAGCAAGTAACTTCAAATCAGTACCGCATTCCTCATCAATAATCTTGATTTTATTCATACTGTCAAAAGTTCCTTCTGAAATCATTTCAGAAACCATTGTTGCGATTGTATTTTTGAAACCAGATGGAAGTTTTCTAAACTCTTCACTAAAACGCATAGTAGGAAGATTGATAAGATTTATTAAATCCTCTCTATCATATAAACCATCATATACTTTTTTAACTTCCTGCCAATGTACATTTTCAAGCAGCTCCTCATCCTCAATAATGATATAAGGTGCAAATAAAGACTTCTTACGAACAAGTAAAGCTGAGAGTAAGTCCTGATACTCAATATATCTGAAATCACCCATGTTACTAAACTCATATGTAATCTTTGTCTTATCACCAGTAAATAGAAGAGTACCTGCATACATAGAACGACATGGAATTAAATCATCTGGTTCATACTTCTTAGGTTTCTTAACCTCTGCAACTGTTTCCTTTACTGTATCTTTTTCAACCTTTGTATCTTCTGTCTTTGTTTTTGCGGCAGAAGTAGTTGTAGCTTTCTTCTGATAAGCCATTTATATTTTCTCCTTTCACTCAATTCAAAAAGGACTGCATATCATTTAGATATACAGTCCAAATATTTCTATGGATTACGCACCGATTGTCCAAGTACCAAATCTTGTGTTAGTCATAGTCTTGATACCAAAACGAGACTTGAACTCGTACTCTTTTGTATCATCGGCATTATCACCAGACTCAGATACTTCCTTAGTCTCATCCATTCCCTCATAGTACATCTTAACAAACTTGTCGATGTTAGATGGGAGAATAAGAAGCTTTGTATCGTCTTCAAGGTAATGCTCTACGTCATTCTCCTTAAATGCCTGTGGAAGCTCGATAATCTGAGTACCCTCAAATGTACCAATTCTACCAGTGTTATAAACATCGTTCTTTGCAGCTTCAGAAACCCACTGAATATCTCCAAGATTCTTTAATCCTGCGAGAGCAACCTTTGTACCAACTATAGTAGCAACACCACCTGTAGCAAGCTGAACATCAGAAATAAGCTTTACAAACTTATCATGGTTAGCTGCATTTAACTCACCACGGATATTCCACTTAGCAGGAACAGGAAGAGAAGTACCAGCACTCATAACAGCTTCATGAAGAAGAGTATTGATTAATCTTGTGAAAGCTTCTGCAATCTTATTGATTAACTCACTCCAATCCTCAACGCCCTGAAGAAATCTTGACATTTCCATGTAAACCTTTGCACCATAAGACTTAACGCTTACACCAAATTCCTTACCAGTACCAAGTCTCTGTCTCTCAATACTGTGATGACCATCAGCAATCTCAGCAACAGTGATAATGCAAGGATCTTTTGTATAGAACTTGTTTGTCTGTCCAAGAGCAAGAGTCTTAACCTCTACATACTTCTGGAATACAGGTGAACTTGTCCAACCAGATACAAGAGTGTCTTCAACAGTCTCTTCAATAACCTCGAATACGGCTTCTCTTACAGACTGTTTCTTAAATGCCTTTCTTACCTCATTAGGAGTCGGAGTCTCAGAAAGACCTGCCATCTCGATAATTGTCTTGCGAATCTTATCATTTGCTTCTTCGATAGAATACTGCTTTACAGTACCTTTTGCTGTGTCAACACACAGACGAGAGAAGTTCTTATATTTTGTCTCATCAAACTTTTCAACGATTACATCGCTCATTTCATTAAATCTTAATCTCTGCATAGTATATTAATCCTCCTTTCTACCGAATTACGCATATACCTGGGCATTCTTATCTACCCAAATACGATAATTTCCATTTGCAGCAACTTCGTAGATATGTCCTACAAAACCATACTCAGTCATAGCTGGCTTCTCGCCAGTTGTGAGCTTGAAGTCTGTACCATCTACGAATACATATTTTCCAACAGCTAATTCTGCATCAGAATTGAAAGCTTCTGTAGAAAGTGTGAATCTATCAGTGTCCTGAATCTCGTAAGCTCTCATAACTTCACCCTTACCGTTGTAGAAGTTAGATTCTTCCTGCATCTTTGTTGTATATTCCTCATAAATCTTTGGAGCAGTTAAAATGAGAACAATTTTATCTCCCTTTGCAGGAACTTTTGCCTCAAATACATCTGCTTTCTTTCTGTCACCAATTACAGCAACAGAACCATTGTCAATATCCTTAGACTCATTTACTAAGTTGTAGTGATGACCAACTTTTGTAGCCTTTAAGAGTGTTGATTCAGCTACACCGTGCTTAGTATATGAAATGAAATTACTAGCCATAGTTTTATTTCCTCCTTAAAATTTCTAATTTTGTGCAATAAAAAACACCTATGGATTTTCCATAAGTGCTAATTCATAAAAGTTATTTAGTTTTTTTGCTTTAATCAAACAAATCACCATATGGTTTATATGTATCTTCTGTTTCTTTTTCTGCATTAAAAGCAACTCTGCTCACATGTTTCTTCTGTGGTGTTTCACCTGCAAAAGAGAATGTCTTATTCTTTTTAACAAGTTTTCCAAGAGTAGCATCAGCCTTCTCAGATAACTCTTCCTTAGAATATTTATTTACAGAATCTTCAGACATAAGTGCTTTAAACTCATCTGTATCAAGATATTCTGAATATGCTTCGTCATCAAATACAGTCATCTTGTCTGCAAATACTTCAGCAGATTTATATGTGTTTAATTCCTCTACAACAGAAGAGTAATTGGAACGCATCTCATTAAGAGAAGCGTCTTCTTCGTCAGTTACCCATACAGAGTGAACAGCAACTCTATCGCCTACTAATGAGAAATTGTCTCCATCTCTATTGAATGACTGTCTGTAATATTTTCCATTCCAATAATCAGACATAATAAGAGTATTATCTTCATAAACAGTTACGCCATAATAAGCATTATCTGCTTCTCCATACATCTGATTAACAAGATTGTAAAGAGACATAGTAATCTCATCTAATGATAAAGAAAACTCTTTTACAGAACCATCAGACATTGTTACAGAATATTTTTCTGGATTTACAGATTCATTCTCTGTTACACCTGTATCTGTAGTTTCATCCTGTGTATTTTCAACTGGATCTTCTTCGGCATTTTCAGTTGTTTCTTCGGAGGTTTCATCGACTGTTTCCTCAGATTCATTCTCTGTTACAGTTACTTCCTCCTCAGTGGTTTCTTCTGTTTCAGTCACCTCTACAGTTTCAGTAACTTCCTCTTCAAATTTTTCCTTTTCCACTTCGATTGTTTCCTCCTTTCCACTAATATCATTTTTATTATTGAAACAAGCAGACTCAAGTTTTTCGAGTCGTTCTTGTAAATCAATTAAAGTAGAATCATAGTCTGAAAATAGACTATTATTTTTGGCATTAAAATCAGCAATATCTAACCTTGCATTTAGCATCCCCTCACCAATATCTTTTTTGGTGTCTGGATCTTTGCCAAGTAAAGTCGCACCCATAATAACAACATCAGTTAATTCAAGAATCTTATTTTTTCCAGAATATTCCATCTCATTAACAGCAAGTTCTACGCTAATCTTTGTTCCATTTTTTCTTTCTATAATTGAAGCTGCATCAGTATAATCAACTGGAATAGCACAATATCCATATAAAAAGTTGTGTCCAGTTTCTTCCTCAACTTCAAAGAATGGTTTATCAGATGTAAAACAGCCAACCTGTTTTTCGATGTAATTTACCGAGCCATCATCGTTTAATTCCATATCATGTGAAGTGAAATCTTTTAATGTTTCACCAGTTGCTTCATCTTCATATTCCATGAAATTTGCCAACACAGGCTTGTATGCTAATGTCTTTGAAGCTTTCTTTAATGCTTCATCTGTTACGCTAGAATGATTTCTATTCTCGCCAGAATGCATTAACTTGACTTTGCAAAATAGAAGTGATTCATCTTTATAATCAGCGTTTTTATCTATTTCAAATTCAGCAGGTACTTGTACGAAAATTTGATGTCCTGATTTTTCTGCACTAAAATGTGTTGAACGCTTATATCTATTTGAATAAAAATCATAAAGATCTTCTAAAAATAATAAGCGTTTATTATGATTTGGCATTTAATTATTCATCCTCCTTTCCTTAAAAATGAGTATAATAATACCTCATCCATAAAGATGAGGTCATTAGGCGATTATTTTTGTTTTATCTGGTTGCTCTGGATCGTCTGCATAAAACCAATAATAGTTTTTGTACAACTTATGTTGTGGAGAGGACAATGTTCTATACAATGAACTACTCACCACATCTAAGTTATCATCTAATAATTCTTGTTGAGAATGATAGTATTTTACAAAATTATTTTCTTCATCATATTTTGCCACAACATAACTTTTATTTCTCCTTTTCTTTCTTCCTTGATTTTTAAATGATAAATATTTTGATAAAGGATTTTCTGTTAAACTGTCGCTCCATAGATAGCCATATGCACAAGCATCTGTTTTTAGATGATAATTTATTACCGAATTTTTGTTATTTGTAATATTCACACTCAATAAAGCATCTGTCATTGAAGGATAACTTTCTATAAAAACACCTTCTAAAGAAAATTTATAAATTGGATGTAATCTATGTTCTATTGGTGAATAATTTCCACCTTTTAAAATATTATATCCATTTGGTGTTAATGAATTGTATTTTTTAATATATATTTTTTCGAGTTCATTTAATTTTTCCAATAACAACTTTTCTGTCTTTTGTTCTACTAAAATAACCTTTTCTATATGGAAATAATCTTTGCCATATTTTTCGATTGCTTTATGTAAAATTGAATGATCTTCTTTATGTCTAGTTTTTGACAAATGTTGATAAAATCTCGTTTCCAAATCTCTTTTTGTTTGTCCAATATAAATCTTGTCATTTATATCATTTATGATTTTATATATGTATCCTTCATACATACCAGTTTCTTTATTAAAACTCATTTAATACCTCCAATCAAAAAGGAGGCAGAGATGGGAGAGCATAAGCCATCCCACATAACTCTTTACCAGATTATCCATCTGACCTCATAGATATATTCTCTGTTTATGTTGTAATTCTTGGCAAAAATAAAACCACTCGAAATAGGAAAGTGGCTAAATGTTCAGCATATTACTATACTGAATCTTTGATTTATCTATATCATCTGAAAACATCAATTTATCAGTATTCAGAAAAGTATAAATACCATTTTGTTCATCAATTTTCTGAAAGCCAAGATTTGTCATCTTAGAAGCTGTTTCAGAATCTGATGTCTTTATAAAATTCTGTTTCATCCTTTTTTCTCCTTAATTACCAGCTTGTGTGCCAGTATCTTTTTCACCCTCTCTGGTAGCAAGTCCCTCATCTGAAAGGTCATCTTCATTCTTAGTCTGACCACCAACTTCATTATCACTCGTGCCACTTTGCGTATATGAAGATGAGAGAGGAGTAAAGTAATTCATTAATCTTAATGACCTCATCATAAAAGCATTATTAACAACTCTTGAAGGTGAAGAACCATCCAACGTTGCATAATCCATTGTATCTATACCCAACGTAGCTTTATCTTTTCTTTGAGACATCTTTTCATCAAGGTCAAATACAGATACATAATGGAAATAAAATTCAAAATCCTCTGTGATATTTAATTTGACATATCTCTGAATGTTTGCTTCAATTCTTTTTAATAATTCCATAGGGAGCGTCATATCAACTGTAATAGAATGTTTAAGACCAACAGAACCAGATTTTTGACCATTGAATATCATTTCCGATATACCAAGAGAAGAGAATAAGTTTTTGATTGCCTGTGAATACACATTAGTATCATCAACCTGATTTTTATTACCAAACTCAATCTTTTCGACTTCACATGGAGTCCATGCTGAACCAACAAGACTTGGTAATACTTCATCAATCGCAGCTTGAGTAGCCTGTACAATCTCAAGGTCTACGGCAAAGTCATTTACTTCGCCTGAGTTTTCATTCATAGGAATTTTTGATAAGAGAAGAACATAATTCTCAAGTTCTGTTTTAGAACGAATAAGAGCTTCGTAGTCAAGTAAATCTAAGAGGGATACGAATACAGGTAGAAAATAGGGCAGTGGTACAACTGGATCATCACCACATATAATACAGATAGTTTTCTCTGGTGGTAATTCAAACCATTTATAGTCATTACCTTTTGATTTATATGTTTCGTAGCCTTCTACAAAAACATCATCCCATAAGCCTTCTTCTGAATCAGTTTCACTACCAGTACCATATAAGAAATCCTTGTTGTTACCAGAATCAAAATAAGAAGCATCGAATTTTACAATCCATGTATCTTTTTCTGCACGAGAACCTATTTTATAATATTTTGGATCAAGTGGATGTATAAAGAACGAATCTCCATCATCGTAACAGAATCCACAATAGATACCATCTCTTAAACAAGTGGCAATTATTTGTGAACCCATTTCTTTCAGATCCATTTTATCTAATCTGGTACAAAGTTCTTGATACCCTTTAATATATTCAGATGCATCCTGTGGGGGATTTGCCCAATCTGGCGTATTATAAGATACGTTATAACTAAAGATAGGAGTGTAAGCATAATATTCTATAATCTTTTTATAGTTATGACTGATACGATATAAGAAAGCAGATATATCACGAAGATTGTCAATATTGGCAAGAGGACTTTTTATGTATGATTGAAGTTTCTCTTTTGTGTATTGAGTATATGTCTTCGATGTACCTTTGGATATATTCTGCTGTAAGATACGTTGTAATTCCTGAAAGTTAATCATCTGTGCATACTTCTGAGTAGAAGTAGTCAGCTCATTCTTACGAGTTGGAGATGGTTCTGTCTGCACTGATTTCTTTGCAGAATTATTTGTTTTCTGTGTTGCCATTTATATTTCTGATTTCCTCCTTTCCTTAGTTATAGAATCCCCATTTTTTAGGGCGTTTTGAGACACCGACCATTTTGGTGATGTCAAAGTTATTTGTACGTTTCTTGTTTCTGATATGATCCATTCGTTTTTCAGATAAATACCATCCAAGCATAGCCAAGACATACGCACGGTCGTCATGCATAGTAGCTTCTGAAGCTCCTGTATCAGCATCTTTATACGCAGGAAGTTTGAATGAATCCTTACCACCTTCACGCTTATTTCTACAGATATTAACAATTTCCTCTTTCATTGCATCAATCTGAACTAATGCAACTTCTTCATCAGGTGTTAATTTATATACTTGCGTTTTAGCAGCTTCAATCAATGAAAGTCTTTCTTCCAGTTCATTTTCATATTCATCAATGCTCAAATCCAATTTGTCTAATTCTGCACGAATCTTTTCTTCCGATTCATTCATAAGTTTGGTGTCAACTTCCATGATATTGAGATAACCTTTGTTATCATATTTTTCTGTGAAATGAATTTTGTCTGCTTCAACCATTTTTATTAAAGCTTCAAACATTTCAGATTTATATTTTGATGGTTCTATTAATTTCAGTTTTTCAACTGCATTAGGGTATCTTTTAGCATACACATCACCATTGTTATATTCCTTATCCAATAAACCACGGTGAACATTCCCTTTTTTATCTTTCCAATCTTCAATTAAACTGTCTCGAACCCAAGAGTTTCCACCTCCACCAGAACCGGCATCGGCTAAGAAAATTTCAATATTGTCATAATCCAAAGCTTCACCGTTATAATCAAGAAGTATTTTCCTAATTTCTTTTATCTGGTCTTGAGTCATCATGGGTGTCTTTCGTCTAAGACCTAAATCGGAAAAGGATACAACATTTACAATATCCATTGTATATCCATCTTCCTCGTTATAAAGTAATTCACCTATACCTAGAATTGAATTATCGGTTGAACGTGCTGGATCATATGCTAAAACAAATGTTCTTTCATTTGTATCATTACATAATACAGGTGGACGAGTATAAGAATTTCTAACAATTAAAGCTCTTTTAATAATCTGGTTCGCATTCCCGTCTTGAGTGAATTTGTTATAATACTCACGTTGAGCTTTTTCTGGATTATTTCTTAATTCTGTCTCAACGGTTTCTCTATTCAAAAGTGGAACATAAGGTTTGCCATGAAAAGTAGCATTAATAACAACATCACAGTTAATATCTGCTACAAAATATTTTGGATCACCTAACATCATTTTCTTGGAAAAATCACGATACTTTTGATAAAAAGCTGTGTCAATAGAAGAAGCAGAAGAAGCATATAAGAGCTGATGTGGAAATTCCTTTGGAAGAGAAGATATATCAATATTTCCACCAAGTTTGAAATTTGAATCAAGAGTTGTAAATGCACCAATAACATTAAATTCTTCTTCTGAGAGCCAGCCACCCTCATCAAAACAGACGCACTCACACCTCTTACCTCTTTTGGCATTGATATTACTATTCAATGTTTTTACAAAGCTACCATTATACAACCTATATGTAAATCCCATTGGATTGTGGATAAATCCATTTGAGTTTGCTTGCGATATTTCAACTTCATTTTTAAAAACATCTGTAAGACCAGTCATTGATTCAATATTTTTTAATGCAATATCTTCGATCTTCTTAAAAGTTTCTTGGGACTGGTCTGCTGTTCCTGAACAAATGTACGTTCTGTAGTTGTTGAACAGAAGTCCCTTTATTATGGTAAATAAAGCAAGTAATGTCGTCTTTCCTGCGGCACGACTTTCCAACCATAACACAAATGGTTTTGTCCATGAATTCATAAAAGTATATTCTTGTGCATCAAGAAGCTCAACTCCTATAAATTCTTTCATAAATTTTGTCGGGTATTTAATCCCAAATTGCTTTATTTCCGCTAATTTTTTATATCCTTCCAACTTCCTTTCAGATATTTGAAATTCAGTTGGTTTGACATAAATTTCATAATTTTTAGGTATCAATATTCCAGATTCAGTAGTCTCAAACGCCATAACTAATCCTCCTCAATATTGATTCCGTTTTCTTTTACGAGAGCTTTTAAGTCAATGTTTTCTCTGAGTAAAATACGGGCTTTTTCTTCATACTCATCAGCAATTCTCTTATATTTTGTAATAAGTTCTCTCTGTTGAATAATCATATCTGCTGAATCATTTTCATCTAACATAATCTGCTTTAAGATAGAAGCATTACTGATATCTGCAACTTGCTTTAGACCAGCAGAGTATTCCGCATCATATAAATTTACTTCTGCATCTCGTAAATTCATTTCTTTCATTTTACGGACTTTTCCAGTCCATGTGTTTTCGCCCTTAGTCGAATTAACACTATGCTTCAACGAAATTCCATTATCTGCTGCAAGTTTCAATACAGAAGCAGTAATTTTACTTTTTGTATCTTCGAGATTTTTAATGGTAGATATATTTGCTTCAATATTTGTGTAGTCATTCATAAGCCTTGCGATAATATCATTCATTTTCTCTATGTGATTAAATCCTTTTACAATTTCAATAATAGAGGAGAGTCGCATTCTATCATCATTTGCTTCTTCAGCAGCATCCAAATAACCAATAAGTGTTGCATATAAAAAAGGCTGTTCAGCAGTTAATTCTTTTGAAAATGGATCATAGCCTAATAGCCTTATAGCATCTTTTTTATTCTGTTCATAAGCTGACATTATTTCTTCATCTGAACTATCTTCGTTTTCTACGGAAGAATTGTCAGAACTATCTTCTGATATATTTGTTTTGACTTTATAAAAATCAGAATCAAAATATGTCATACCATTATATTGCCCCATTGAGATCTGACGGATATATGCAACCCAAATATTAGATTTAACTCTCCCAGAAGCAAGGTTTTCCATTTCCTGCATACTTGAATCCCATATCCTGTCAAGGTAGGGCTTATTTAAATATTTCAACGCAAGTTTTACAGACTCTTTATCAGGTTCATGCTCAACATTCTTGTCGTCTACTTTTAATGCTATTTTACGAGCACAGTCCTTACAAATAGGAGTAAGACCACTTTTACACATAGGATCTGTACTCATATAAAATTTATCCCTTGCTTTATGTGTATCACACATGTAACACCAAGCACCTTCTTTAAGCGACTTGATTTTCTCTTCTTGTGTTTCAACTTTTTTCTTTAATTGTGCAGCCGTTAATTTTGTAGGCTGTGTTTCTTTTGTCGTAGCCAAACTAACGACCACCTCCTTTTATTCCAATATAAAAAAGAAGTCACTTCATACGAAATGACTTCTCATAATTTTCAATATTAAATTTCCAATGAAAGTGCAAATTCTTGACACTTATAACACGCCCTGTAGGAGTCGAACCCACATCTCTCAGATTTGGAGTCTGATATTCTAACCAATTAAACTAAAGGCGTATATAATAAAAGAGCCATCTCCAAAGGAAATAAGAGGACATAACATTCTTAAAAATCTTGAAGAAACGGATAAATCTCTGGTATTTGACATTGAAGAAACGGACTCTGAGATCCTGTTTAAATTCAAATATGTCAATTCTGATAAAATAATCCCACTATTAAAACCAAAAACCTCAGGCTCTCAGACAAGTCCTTTTTCGCCTAAAAATCTCCCGAAATCCGACTTTAAAATTCCAGATGATAAATTAGAAGCCTATAAACAAATCGCATCTAAAATTCCTCCTGAGAAGCTTTTAATCCTAAGTAGAATAACACATTCTTACTTGCAAACTTTGATTACAAAGAAGAACACTTGGGAGAATATTAAATCAGATATGAGGCTCAAATGTGTCAAGGGCAAAGAGTATATTTGCATGATTGGCAAATGGGAAGAGTATCTAAGATATTTAGAAAATGAAATTAAAAAAATGGAGTGAAATGTATATGAAAGAGTACATAGTTAAGCCAAAAGTAACAATTCAGAAGATAAAAAAATATGGTTTTCGATATCTAAGCGAAGGTGATTATATTCTGTCAAAGCCAATCTATTTTTATCAAAAATATCCAGTTTTATTCATAAATATGTATATTAACATAGAAGATCGAACTTTTAGGTCTGAAATAGTCGATCAAATGGGCGTTTATAGCCCCTATTATGCCAATGAAACAACGATTTCTTTAGATATGAGAAATACTATAGAAAGTAATGTAAACAAAGAGTTAAATAAATTAGTAAAAGAAGGTATATTAAAGATGAAAACATTATTAAAGACACCAGATTATTCAATTAGAGCAGTTAAGGTTAGACCAATAGTAAACATTTTATTAGATAATGGAGCACACGTTCCTACATATGGAACTGAATATGCGGCAGGTGCAGATTTATATGCAGTAATACACAATGACACTAAGACTGTTGAAATCTTACCAGGAGAAACAGTCTTCTTAGACACAGGTGTAACTATGGAAATTCCAGAAGGGTACGTTGGACTTGTTTTTGCAAGAAGTGGATTATCTTGTAAGCAAGGACTTGCACCAGCTAATAAAGTTGGTGTGATTGATGCAGACTATAGATCAAGTGTTAAAGTTGCTTTGTATAATCAGAGTAAAGAAGTAAGAACTGTCTCAGACGGAGATAGAATAGCACAGATAATAATCCAGCCAGTAACACAGTTTGAATTTAAGGAAGTAGATAAGCTGTCTGAAACTAATAGAGGCGAAGGTGGGTTTGGTTCTACTGGAAAGGCGTGATTATGAAAGAAAAAGTTCCAATTTATCAAAAACAGAACCTTACACTTGAAGAAGCTGCTGAATACTCCAATATTGGAATAAATAGATTAACTATGTTGATTAAAGAACCTACTTGTAATTTTGTATTATATGTAGGAAATAAAAGATTGATAAAAAGAAAATTATTTGATGAATTTATAGAAAATATAAATATGATTTAATGATGTTGAAATTATTACGGTTGAGTGATATTATTTAGGTGTAAGTATATCACTCAATCCTTTGTTTTAATAAAGAAATAAAGGTGATATTTTATGGACAAAAAAGATATTAAAGGAAGAGTATTAAAAGAAGGTGAAGACCAGCTAAAAGATGGTAGGTATCGTTATAGATTTACAGATAAATATGGAAAAAGAAAAGCCATATATTCGTGGAAACTTGTATCAGTAGATAAAACCCCTGCTGGGAAAAAAGATGATTTGTGTTTACGTGCAAAAATTAAACAGATAGAAAAAGATCTTAATGACAACATAAACACATATAAAGCTCAGTCGAAAGTTAATGATTTGATTAATATGTACCTAGATACAAAAGTGAACTTAGCAAACAGTACATTAAATAATTATAAGAATATGTATGAGGTGAATATTAAAAATTCTATGCTGGGCAACATGCAGATATGCTCAGTTAAGAAATCTGACATATTAAAATTCTATAAACATTTATATATTGATAAAAAATTGTCAGTTGGTACAATACAATTATATCAAAATCTTTTGTATCCAGCTTTTCAATTAGCTGTCGATGATTCTACAATTAGGCTCAATCCTTGCAAAAATTGTATGAAGGAATATGTTCGTGGTTCGATGGATTCTCCAAGAATTGCTTTAACTAAAGAACAACAAAAAAAGTTATTGTCTTTTGTAAAAAACAACAATATATATAGACGATATTACCCAATGTTTGCAACAGTCCTATGCACTGGACTAAGAATTAGTGAAGCAATGGGATTAACATGGAACAATATTGATTTTAAAAATCACTATATAACTATTGACCATCAAATATTATATAGAAAAAAAGATGGTACAATCAAGCATTATGCTTCAGTACCTAAGAATAAAAAGACTAGACATATTCCTATGCAAAAAGATATTGAAAAACTCTTACAAAAATACAAAAATGAAACATATTTTATTAGCGTATCTTCAAATATCAATATTGATGGGTACACCAATTTTGTATTTTTGAACAGAGAAGAAGGATTATTTACCCCTAATACATTAACAAGGACTTGTCACTTGTTAAGAGAAAGCTGTAATAAAGAAGAAATTGAAGTTGCACAATGGGAAGAAAGAGAACCAGTTCTCATTCCTGATTTTACATTTCACGTTCTTAGACATACATTTTGTACTAGAATGGCTGAAGATGGTATGGATGTAAAAGTATTACAAGAAATTATGGGACATAGTAATATAGCTGTTACAATGCAAGTTTATAATCATGTAAGTGATGACAGAGCAATTAATGAAATGAACAAGATTCAAAATGTTATAGGATTATAA